ATGAGCGTCACATTTGCCCTTTGCAGCTCGGAGTAATTGAACGGTGTGTTGATTTATGGTCTAATCCCGGCGAGATTGTATTTTCACCATTCGCAGGTGTAGGCAGCGAACTTGTAACAGCGGTGAAGATGGGACGAGAGGGGTTAGGCATTGAACTCAAGGATAGTTACTGGAAACAGGCTATCAAGTTCCTGAAAGAAGCGGATTTAGAAGTCAATCGCCCGTCACTCTTCGATTTACTGCCCACTGAGAAGGCGGCGCAATAAGTTTCGCGCGGAACATTTTGACAGCAGCAAGTAAAATGCTTACACTAGGTTGTGAGCATTTTTCATTTGGAACACTGAACTTTATAGTAATCGTATTGATCGGATAGTGGAGTGGCGGAAGGTGTCGGATTAGAACAATGCTGACAGGTAAGCAAAAGAAATTTGCAGTCGAATATGTTCAGTGTCTTAATGCCACCGAAGCGGCGCGGCGTGCTGGATATACAGGCGGTGATGCGACTCTCTCCCAAACAGGTTATGAAAACCTGAGAAAACGTGAGATTTCGCTTTTCATAAATGAAGCCTTTGATGATGATATTATGTCAGCCCGCGAAGTGTTGCGGCGTATCTCACAGGTTGCCCGTGCTGATATTGATGATGTAGTAGACGAGCATGGTAGTGTTGACCTTGTGAAAGCACGAGAGCGTGGTACTACTGGTCTCATTAAGAGCGTGAAATCACGTAACATTGTTTCAGAGAATAGTGACATATTTGAGATTGAAACTGTGTTGCATGATAAGATGCGAGCGTTGGAAATACTTGCCAAGTATCATGCTTTATTAGTTGACCGTGTTAGACAAGAGGACTGGCGGTCTGACATTATCAAATTGTATCAAGAAGGCAAACTATCCCTTGCTGATATTCAGTCCGAACTAGGAGATGAATTTGCTCAAGAGCTTACTGCCACCATCATCCTACCAAGCGTTGATGCGGGAGAAATCGAATAGGTTAGTCAATAAAGCCACGCCGCGCTATTACGAAGGTGATGACCCTGTTGAGTTTATCAATCGCGAGATGGTTATCCCCGAAACAGGGAAGCCTCTGAAACTCCACGCTGAGCAAGCTGCGGTACTACGTGCCATGTCGCACAAGAGCGATGGCGAGAACTACGACTACTCGATGTGGCTGTATAGTGCGCCTAAGAAGTCAGGTAAGACAACGGTAGCGGCTGCAATCGCCCTATGGCAAGCGATACAGATACCGGATGGACAGGTGTACATAATCGGTAACGACCAGCGACAGGCAGATAACCGTATGATGGAAGCGATACGTTATGCCATTAATCATAACCCTCGTTTCAAGAACCGCATACGCATTATTCGTAATACCATCTACTTATTAGACAATGGCACGAAACTTGAGAGTATCCCAGTTGACCCTAAAGGCGAGGCCGGGATGAACCCGACTGGATTATTCTGGACTGAGGCATGGGGCGCGATGGGTAACAAGCCTGAACTGTTGTGGAGCGAGGCGGTTCTATCACCTACACGCGCGGGTAAATCGTTTAAGTTAGTTGAGAGCTATGCAGGGTTTGAAGGTGAGTCACTCATTCTTGAACGGCTATATAAGTCGATTATCAAGGGGGGCAAGCCTTATGAAGGTATCCCCGAACTGTACACGAAAGGCGAGAGTATCGGCTATTGGTGTACACGGCGCTATATGGATTGGCAGATCAAGAACCCGCAATATTACATAAACGAAGAAAACGAAAAAACGCCGCAAGAGTTTAACCGCATCCACAATAATGTTTGGGCATCGGCTACACAGGCGTTTGTTCCAAATGAATGGATAAGAGCCTGTCAATCAGAGTATGCACTGAATAATGGCGAAGGGGTGATAATCGGCGTTGACGCTGCAACCTCAAGTGACTGTTTTGCAATTGTAGTCGTGAGCCGTCGCGAAAGTGATATTTTTGTGCATTATAGCCGCGTATGGTATCCGCCAAAAGGTGGTACAATCGACTTCAGAGAACCGGAAGCTGAGTTGCGGCGGTTGATACACGAGTATAATGTGTTGGAAATAAGTTTCGATGTGTACCAAATTTACGATCTTATGGAACGTATTCGTCTTGAAGAATTTGTAAACACACGCTCATTTCCTCAAGGGGGTGATAGGTTGCTATCTGATATGCGATTGTATACACTGATACGGGATCGCAAGTTGCATCATCATGGTGATACTGATTTAGTGCAACATATTAGCAATGCCGATGCGGACATCTCTAAAGAGGAAAGTAAGTTGCGTATCGTTAAGCGTTCACAAGACCTCAAGATCGATGCAGCCGTTGCCACCTCAATGGCTGCGGCGCGTAGTTTTGTATACGCGATGGACTAACCATGCCTGAATTTCTACCCGTCCCTGAAATAGTCATGAATGGCAGCAAGGCGACTGATCCGGCGCGATTTAGTGTACAGTCGCGTGCCGATGATACTCAATTCGCGCCAACCAGCGATGTGACCGGCGGGGGAGTATTCTGGGTACAACTTCAGACACAGCTCGACGAAGAACCTCAATGGAACGCACTCTATCCAAATCATAGAGATCGGTATCTACAGCGTTTCTCGCGTACTGAGCCAATGCTTGCTAGTGCGGTGTACAGTATGGCTACCCGCATATCGACACTTAACTATCAAGTCAACGGCCCGCCGCGTGCCAAGAAGTTTGCTAGTGAACTTCTCAATAAGCCGGGTTTAGGTGAAAGTCTCAACTCGACTATTCAAAAGGTCATCAGTGATCTACACACAGCCGATAACGGTGCGTTCATTGAACTATGGCGGGCAGGCAATCCGCTGAGTGATGCGGGCACACGTCCGGTACTCGGCTTCGCCCATTTAGACAGCCGCCAGTGTTGGCGCTCGTTTGATCCAGAGTTCCCAGTGTGGTATACCAACCCTGTCACGCATGAGATACGCAAAATACACAAGTCGCGTATTACTTTCACTTCAGACAATCCACAACCGAATGAACTGGCGCGGGGTATCGGCTTCTGTGCCACGAGCCGCGTATTACGCATGACGCGCGTATTCAAGAATATGCAAATCTTCCTTGATGAGAAGGTGGGCGGGCGCTTCAATCGAGCGATAGGTAGTGTATCTGGGGTTACGCCGAAGCAGCTAAAAGAGGCGCTGGTACAGAATGATAGCGTCACCGATGCTAAAGGCTTTGTCGTCTACAAAGATATTCCGTTTCTCGTTTCGCCAAATATGGAAAAGGGCAGCGAGATTAAAATCATGCTGCAAGACTTGGCGAGTATCCCCGACGGATTTGTGTTCCGTGATGATGCGGATTTGTACGCTTATATTCTGGCTTTTGCTTTCGGAGTAGATGCTCGTGAGTTCTGGCCCGCTACTCAGTCCGGCGCAACCAAAGCCGATGCCACTGTGCAGAACATGAAGGCGCGGGGTAGGGGCATCGGTAATGATATTGCGCTGGTTGAGAACATGCTGCGGGTATGCTTACCTGAAACAGTATCATTCGAGTTTGACTTCACCGATGACGATCAGGATAAGGCCACGGCTGAGATACATCAAACACAAAGCACGACACTCAAATTATTCTTTGATATGGGCGCACTCAACGCACAGCAGGTACAGGCGCTGGCAATCGCACATGGCATCCTGGACGGCGAAATCCTAGCGAACAACAGTCAGCCGATTACCAATGATGACAACCCTGATCCCACAGAGGAGGGGACAATTGGCGTACCTGCACAGTTGCCCGCTGGTAACACGCCTGCTGCATTACCAGCCAATACAGGCGCACCCGCGCAAGGTAAGGCGCTGATGATGAAAACGATGGATGATTATGGGCGCTCTATTCGTAACCTAGCGCGTGGTTACTGGTTAGGTGAACTATCCGCATTCGATTTTGTAGACGGCATGGTCAGCGCAATTAGTCGCAACTTTGAACAGGCGTGGCAGCAAGTTGAGCAACAGTACAATATAACATCTGATGAACGAACTACGGCATCACAGGATAGGCTTGATTTAGCTGTAAATACCGAGATTAGTTATCTTACGGGTTTCGCCGATTATATAGCTGAGAACAGTCAAGCCAATGGTGGCTTATTTGAGTCTGTTCTCACTCGTTGTGATATGTGGGAGGGCGGTTATGAGCGCATAGTCGAGTTAGCACGAACCGTTATGGGTAGTGATCGTAAATTCCGGTGGGTACGCGACCCCGCTAAAGATAGTTGTGCGGATTGTATTCAGTATGATGGATTGGTGTTCTTTGGTTCACAGTGGGCGGCTGCTGGAGTACGTCCTAAAATGTGGGAATTGGAATGTCATGGTATCAACTGTGGCTGTGAACTAGAAGAAACTGCCCTGCCTAAAACACGCGGGAGTGTGCCATCTCTAATAGGACATAAACACTTGGAGGGCAACCATGCCCATCTTGAAACCGCGTAGACCGAAGTATTACATTCGCATGTTTACGAATGATCGTTGGTATCTGCTAATGACCCTCAAGTACAGCCGTGTACAGCGCCGTATGCAGCCGCTATGGGTGAAAGAGAGCGCTGTCGGGGATAAGAAACCTTATCTATATAAGACAGTTGTGAGCGCACGCGCTGGGATAGATCGGTATGTATCACCTATGGCGCTGTTGTCAGAAGTAGTTTTTTGGAAGGAAACCGATGCCACTGTTCAAACTGACAGCCATTAAGCCGCCGAAGATGCCAACGGGTGAGGAGTATTTGAAGGCTATACAAGCGGCTGTATATAAATCGGCAGGACTAACTTTGAAGGATTTACAAAGCACAGTTTCATCATGGTCAAATAAGCCTAAGTTTGATGTGACCATTACTAAGACGGGCAACGATTACAGCGTGACGGCGGGTACTGATGATGTTAT